AGAGTAGAGATATGATACACCATATGTTTAAAGAAGAGCACAAAGAAAGTTTTGAGAATGCTAAGGCAAGATTGGAACAAATGATAGAGGTTACTAAAAATGAAAAGATTAGATTAGACGCTATTAAAGAAATGAATAAACTACTTGGCTTACATAAGCCACAGAAAGTTGATATAACAACAGATGGAGATAAAATAAACACTATTTCAGTCATTAAACTGGTTGAAACTAAAAATGAAAATAATGAAAATGAAAGTAAAGATTAAAGATCAATATAAAGGAAATATTAAACATAATGGAGTAAGTTATAACTTAGAAGGTTATTCAGATGAAAAACTACAACTTGTTTGGGAAAGCAACCCAGATTTAAGATTTATGTTTGAAGAATGGAAAGAAGTTGAAGGTGTTGAGATACCAGCAATATTACCTGTTGAAACACCAGAAGATTTTAATAAGTTAGTTAAAGAAGTATCTAAAAAAAAGAAGGGAAAATAAATGAGTGAGTTGGTTTTACGCCATACAAATGTTTTTTCAAGAAATCTGGATGCTTTACAAGACCCTGAGGTTAGATTTATTATAAATCAAGGTGGTTCAAGAAGTAGTAAAACCTATTCTCTTTGCCAGTTAATAATATTTTATTGTATTCAAAATAGTGATAAGATTGTTAGTATTGTTAGAAAGTCATTTCCAGCATTAAGAGGTTCTGTTATGAGAGATTTTTTTGATATAATGAATGAGTTAAAGTTATATAAAGAAAGTCACCATAACAAAACTGAAAACATATACACATTTCCAAATGGAACAAGAGTTGAGTTTTTCTCTATTGATGATGCACAAAAAGTTAGAGGTAGAAAAAGAGATTTACTTTGGGCAAATGAAAGTAATGAGTTATCATTAGAAGATTTTACACAACTTAAAATGAGAACCGTTGATAAACTCTTTTTTGACTTTAACCCTTCCGATGATGAGCATTGGCTTTATAATGTTATGGAACAAGATAATGCCGTATTTATACACTCTACATACAAAGATAATACATTTTTACCTAAACAACAAGTAAGAGATATAGAAGATTTAATAAATGTTGATCCTGATTATTATAATATTTATGCACTCGGACTACCAACTAAATCAACTCATACTATTTACTCACACCAAAAATCTTATGTTGATGACTTACCTTCTTATGATAGAGTTATATTAGGACTTGACTTTGGTTTTAAACACTCAACAGCACTTGTAAAGTGTAGTTTTAGAGAGGATATGGTGTTTGTCCAAGAGTTAATATATGAAACACATTTAACTTCATTAGATCTAATAGAAAAGATAAAATCATTAGGTATATCTAAATCTCAAGTTATAGTATGTGATTGGGCCAGACCTGAAATAATAGAAGAGTTAATAAGAAATGGTTTTAATGCTGTTAATGCTTATAAAAATGTTAGTGAAGGTATTGATGCTGTTAAAACTTCTAAACTATTCTACCACCACCAATCATTAAACTTAAAGAGAGAGTTTAAAAACTATAAGTGGAAAGAAGTTGGAGGTAGGCTGATTGATGAACCTATCAAAATGTTTGATGATGCTATGGATGCTATGAGATATGCCATACTTTATAATAAGAGAACCAATCCTAAATCAGGTGGTTATGAGTTTATATCTTTCTAAGGGAAGCACTCAAAAATAATATATATAATATATGAAAAAGAGTGAATGGAAAACACACATAGACAAGTTTATAAACTCTAAATATGATTTTATTAGGACTTGTGCAAAAAATATTATGAAAGGTAAAAAACTAAACTATGATGATTTAGTTTCAGAGTTAGTCCTATTCATATATGATAATCAAGAAAGATTATTACCTTATTTAAGTAATGACCCAAATACTTATAATGACTTAACAGCATTTAGTATTAGTTGGATGAAACTACAAGCAAAATACTCAACAACGCCATTTTCAAAAAAATATAATAATATGGCTACTGAGTGGGAAATGCCTGAAATAGCAACAGAGGTTAGTGCTGATTTAGATGAAGCTGATTATATAAAAGATCTAAAAACAATCTATACTGATGATCAAGTAGAGAATATATTGAAAATACATGAGATATACCCAACTCTTTCTAAATCACAACAAATACTATTTAAGGCATACTTCTTAGAAGATTTATCATATGATAAAATAAAAGAGAAGTACCACTTTTTTAGAAAAGATAAAAATGGTAAAGTTGTTTATTATAAGAGTAAAAAATCTATTTATAACCTAATGTTAGAGTTAAAAAATGAAATAAAAGGAAAGTTATGATATTAAGTATAGTTGCTTGGGCCTGTTTTGGTTACCTATTGGTAGTTGCTGAACCAGTAATAATGATAAAGAGATGGTTTGGATTTAAAGAAGAAGAGTATGATGAAATGAGTTCCAATATGAGGTTCTTTCATAGATTACTCTATTGCTCAAAGTGTTTAACATTTTGGGTAACAATCTTATTTACATTTGATCCAGTTATAGCAGTAATAAGTTCCGTTTTAGCAGGACTTATAGAAAAAATATTATGGTAATATGTTTGAAGATATAAATGTACTCCTTTTAGAGTTAGAAGGTAAAGATAAAATAAATGCTGAGCAATGTGATAGATTGTTTAACTTACACAATCAGTTGTTTCCAGATTTAAAAGAATGGAATAGAAGTTGTCCCGCTTGTAGAGAAAGAATATACAATAGAATGAGAGAGTGGTGGATGGCTCAAAAACAATAAAAAGATAAAATATATTTTAGTTATGAAAACTTGGAAAGATATAAGTTTAAAGAAAGCAAAGGCTCTAATGAATGTTAAAGAAGAAGGTAAAGAAGCGATTGATTTACTTATTGAGCAGATTGCTATTATAGAAGATAAATCATTTAGTGAGGTTGAGAATAATACACCTGAATACATTTTTAGTAAATGGGAAAGTTATTCTTGGGTTAAGAACCTACCAAAAGCTAAAAGGGTTGAAACTATTAAAGTGGATGGTAATGAGTATGGTTTAACAGCATTAAATGAGTTAACACTTGCACAAATGGTTGATATAGAAGAATATTACAAACTTGGTTTTGATGATAATATTGAAAACATTATTTCTATATTAGTTTTACCAGTTAAGAGTAGAAACCTCTTAACAAGAAAGTATGAGTTAGAACCTTATAAGTTTGATGAAGATAGAGTTAAGATTATGTTAGAGCTTAATATGGAGTTTGTTTGGTCAAACATACTTTTTTTTTGGAATGGCGTGGAGAGATATACAGAAGATTTGAGGGACTATTTAGGACTGATGACGGAGGGGAAAGTGACGCCGATGAAAAGTTACTCAGAGCTATTGATGAAGATAGCGGAGTGGATAAAAAAAGAAGGACCATACAGGACGCTCAAGCCGACAACATAAATGATAAAACTGATAAATGGGGTTGGATTGGAGTTATATATTCTCTTTGTGATGGAGATATAACAAAAACGGAAGCAGTAGTATCAAAACCAGTATTAGAGTGTTTAGTATGGTTGAGTTATGAAAAAGAAATGGATATAAAAAAATATAAATAAGTATGAGTTTAACATATAACCAGATTATAAATAAGTTTGAGGTAATAGCCTCAAATAACCCATTTATCAAAAGATTTGGTAGTGGTGAGATAACAGAGATTGAAACAGAAGGGCCAACTTCAGGTGATTATCCATTTCTTTGGATAGTTCCACAACAAGTTGAGGTTGGTGAAAATGATTTAGTTTATGTTATTAGAGTTTTAGTATTTGATATTGATGATACTGATGATAGCAAACAACAACAAATACTATCAGACACATTAAGGACACTTATTGATGTTATTAGAGTGTTTAGAAATAGTGATCCTGATTATGGGGTTAATGATAGACCAATCTGTTTACCATTTACACATAGATTTGTAGATTACAATACTGGTTGGTATACTGATTTAAGATTAATAACAGATATGAATAATAGTCCTTGTGATGATTATTAAATAAATGATTGAATATGAAAGTAGATAACATATATAAAAAGTTAGAGGAAGTTGGTAATCAGATTATTGATGAAATGAAAGCCATTATAACAGCAGGTTATAAAGGTAGACCGGCTATTGCCTCTGGAAATCTTTTAAAATCTCTTTCATATGATGTTTATGTTGATAATGGAGTTTGGAACTTGGTTATAGAATATGCTGATTATGGTAAATATGTTGATAAGGGTAGAAACCCTGGTAGATTTCCACCTAAGAAAGATATTGAAAACTGGGCCAGATTAAAGGGAATACCACAATCAGCAGTTTATCCTATTATGGTTAAGATAGCCAGAGGTGGTTTTTATTCAAGTAAAATGGGTGTTGTAAGAGGTGGTGGTAAGAGTAGAAGTGTTTATACACCAGTAAAAGGTTTAAACTTTACATCACCATTAGAAAAAAACTTAGATTTAAGAAAACTAACAGAGGCTTTTGGTGAAGCCATAGTTGCTAATATAAAAGAGGAGTTAAATAACTTCATAAAAAATGACTTAAAAGAATGATAAGTATTATAAGTAGGCCCTATGACGGACTTTCAACAAAATATTCCCCTGTCTATAATGGACTACCATTTGTTGTAACAAGTGATATGAAATATACTCCTTCATTTAGATACATATGCGAGATTTATACGGCAGCTGGATCTAAAATAGGTGAGTTAAGACACAATCCAAATATATCAAGTGGGGAAAATGGTATATTTGATATTGGTAGAATATTAGAAGATTATATTACATATGAGTTGCCTTGGAAAGCAAAAGGAATAACTATACCTTATTCTGCTTATAAAGATTATTATGTTTCTTTTGGAGAAGAAGTTAATAGAGGTGGTAAAATAACAACCTCTCTTGCAGGTAATATTATCGGTGTACCTGGATCAAAAGCATCATTTGTATTAAGCACACCTCTTATATATGGCTCTTATGTTTCTTATGGTAATGTTAATAATAATGGTTCTATCTTAATACAAGGTACTTCAAATGCAACTCTTAATAGAGCTTGGAAAGTTTATGATACAAGATTTTCAAGTAATGGGGTTATTTTAAACACACCATTTATTGCCGGTGTTAATGTATCAAGTGCTTATGCTATACAAGGTTTCTGGACTAACTTTTCTACTTATATTGGTGAAGATGGTATGACTTACTATCAGTTTACATATAGATCAAATGCTGATATTTTTATCAGTAGTGGAGATACTATTACAACTATACCAGATGATACAACAAATACTTATACAACCTTCTTAAATAATACAACTTGGAATATTAAAAGTATTACACAAACATCAATATCTGGTTCTATTAAAACATATACGGTTAAAACAAATATACCTTATCAAACAGATATATCTTCTTCAACTATTCATATATTCCCTTTGAATAATGCAGTTAAAAGAGATTTAATAAACACAAAAACTGATTTAGCTGTTGCTTGGAATAGTGTATTTCAATATGAAGATTTACTTGATTATCAACCAACTAAGTGGTCTTTTCTTGCTTATAATGGAACAAGAAGATTTTTAACAAGAAGACCAAGAAAAACTATTTCTGTTTGTACCGATCAATACTTTACTCTTTCAGCATTAGGTAATCTTAATATGCCAATATTTAACAACTTATATGCTGGTAGAAGTTTTAATAACTATGATGGTGTTATTGTTGAAGCTGTTTCATCACTTATTTACCCACCTATCTCAACTAATGTATCTTTTACGGTTTTAAGTGGAGCAAGTTATAAGGCTATGTATAGCGGTAAAACATTACTTATATTTAATGGTAATAAATCATTAGAGTGGACTAATGGAACTTATTTAAATGTAGCTGGTTGGCAGAAAGTTGGTACGGTTTGGAATAATGCTAACTATAATGGTATTAGAATAATAACTTCTGATTATAACTCTACAACAGGTAGGACTTATATTGTTTTAGATTTAGGTTACACAAGTATATTTAATGTTGATACTACACACCCTTGGACTTTGACTATGACCCAAAGAATAAAACTTATTGGTATTGGACTTGATCCTAATGCTGAAACACCACCTTCAACGGTTTCTAAATATGGTTTAGCAACATTTGGTATTGGTCCTCAAAATATGATTGACAATACATTCTCTGAGTTTGGTAGCACAATAACTTCTTATAAAGTAACACCTTATTCTTATATGATTTCTCAATCAACATTAATAAATGGTGTTTATAAGAAATATCAACCAGCAGGAGAAACTTGGAACTTTACTATATCTTGTCCTTGTGATAAAAAGTGGAAAAGATATACTCTTATGTGGATGAATGAGTTAGGTGGTTTTGATTACTATGACTTTGATTTACCAACTGATAAAAATAGAAATATAACAAGAAACACTTTTAATAGAAAGTTAAAATCTTATGAAGGTACAAAATATACTTATACAGCAGGACAAAGAGGAACAACAACATTTGATACAAACTCTATTGAGGCTTGGACTTTAAGGACTGACTTTATAGATCAAGAAACTATTGATTGGTTAATGTATATTTATGAAAGTCCAGAGGTTTATATCATAGATAAAAGTTATTCTAATGACTTTACAACTAAACAGCTTATATTCCCAGTTACTCTAACAACAGAGCAACCAACTCTTTTAGATAAGAGAAATATGACTGAAACTGGTAGTTTAAGACAAATGATTATTGATGTTATTAAATCTAATGCAAGAAATATACAAAGAGGATCTAACTTTGGTGGATCATACTTTTACAACAGAAGTTAAAAAAATAAGTTAAGTAAATGGCAAATAATATAAGAATACTTGTAAGACAAAAACTATCAACTGATTATTATGTTGATGGATATTTAGATTTAGATGATGATACAACAATAAATACGGTTATACAACTTGTTGATGTTAGAGAGCCTGATAAAAAGGCAACTGACTATATACAAACTTTTACACTACCAGGTTCAAAAAGAAATAATCAAACATTTCAACATATTTTTGAAAATGGTTTTGAAGGTTATGCTTATGATCCAACAAGAAAGATTGATTGTCAGGTTGAAGTAAATGATAAACAATACTTTACTGGTTATTTACAGGTAAATAGGATTACAAGAAGTGGAATGAAGATTACTTCTTATGAAGTTACGGTTTATTCTAAACTTGGTAGTTTTTGGGCTGATATATCTGATTTTGATTTAAGAGATATAGTTGATATGAGTGAGTTTGACCACCCTATTACAAATAGAGTAGTGGCTCAGAGTTGGGGACCATTAGATCCTAATGATAAACTATCGGCTCCTTATCAATACCCTTTATTTGCTTCTCCTATTGTAAAATATGGTTTACATAGACCAGGTATCTATGTTAATAGACAACTTACTGATTTTCAGTTAGGTTATGGTTATGTTTATCCTACATTTTGGACAGGTCAGACAACTCAAACAGATTGGAAAACAAGTGACTTCAAACCTTCTTTCTATGTTAAAACCCTTTTTGATAAAATACTTAAATCACAAAATGTAAAATATAACTCAACATTTTTAAATAGCGAGTATTTTAGAAGATTGATTATACCAGGTTTTTCTCAAATAGATAGTAATGATAGCTCTGTCCAACTTACAGACCAACAAATAAAAGAAAGGACTTGTTGGGTTAGATTTGATAATACTTCCAATAGATATCAAATAGCTTTACTACCAACTGAAACTGGTAAATCTTATGGTCCTTATACTATTAAGTTTAATAATAAAACAACTATACCTTCAACAGATGTATCTTCTTATTATAATCCTTCAACTGGTAGGTTTCAAATATTAAAAGGTGGTAAATATAACTTTAATGTTAATCTAATATTAGAGTTAAGATTTACTGGTAATGGTTGGAATAATGGAACTGATATAGTTGGTTTAGCTTTTCAAGCAGGTAGAAATATACCTATTAAGGTTGAGATTGTTTCTTCTGGTGGTAAAGTATGGGCTTCAGATCAATATGAGTTTCTTATACCAGAAGAATATTATGGTGGATCACCACTACCTGGAAACTTTTACATTAGAAAAGAGGTTGCTACTTCTATTAAAGCACAATATATTGGAGCTGGTGAAACATTTTTTGTTAGAGTATCTTTATCAACAACTGGTTCAAAATATAAGTATAAAACTTATGACCCTGCTTCTTTTGGTTCTCCAGAAAGAAACTGCGAAATGTTTTTAAGTGTTATTCCATATGAAAGTGTTGGTGTATTTACAAGTGCTCCACCAAATAGTGTTTATAACCCATATGAAGGTTCATTTGCCTTAATATCATTAGCTGATACTTCTGTTGCTGATGGTGATTGGTTACAAATGAATAACTTTATACCTGATATGAAGGCTATTGACTTAATCAAAAACTTAAACAAAATGTTTAACTTATATTGGTTATTAACAGAAGATGGAACTTTTATTATTGAACCAAGAGATAAGTTTTATGAAAGTGGTGGACAACTTGTTGTAAAAGATTGGACTTATAAAGTTGATAGAGATGCTGATATGATTATTGAACCTCTTTATGACTTATCAAGTAAATATTATAACTTTCAATATGATACAGATGATACTTTTGAGAATATTGATTATGATAATGAGTTTAAATCAACAATAGAAGATCATTATGGTTCAAAGAAAGTAGAAGTTAATAGTGACTTTGTTGTAGAAACAACTGATATTGATTTAGATTTTGCTGCCTCTCCAATAGTAAATCTTCTTGATGGAGAGAAATATATGGCTTCTTTTACAAAGATTGATAAAGATAAAAGAGTTTATCAAAAACCAGGTATTAGAATATTATTCTATGGTGGTTTATTACCTTGCTCTACTTGGTATATTAAAAACATTTATCAACAATCAACCTCAACAAGTAAAGGTTTGCAGTTAACACATTATCCATATGCTGGTCATTTAGATAATCCACTTAATCCAAAATGGGATTTAAACTGGGGTATTTGTAAAAAGTATTACTTTAAATGGAATAACTTAACTTTAAATACATTATTCAATCAGTTTTACTCTGATTATTTAGATGAGATTACAGATAAAAACTCTCACTTATTAACTTGTAATGTTGTCTTATCTGAAAATGATATGATTAACTTAGATGTTAGAGATATTATACAAGTTGATGAGGTTTGGTATAGAATAAATAAAGTTACACACAATCCACTTAATAATACAGGTATAGTTGAGTTATTTAGATTGAAAAAGACACAATCATTTAAAGGTCAAACTAATAATATTTTTGATATTAATGGTGGTAAGATAGCTGATCCTAACTTCCCAGGAACATTACCTACACCAAACCCAATACCTGTTATTCCACCATCACCAAAACCTTGGATTAATCCACCAACACCTGTATTCCCTACACCTGGTGGTTGGGTTATACCAAACTGGACACCTGATAGTTGGATTAGTGTTGATGAAGAAATACCAGTTAGAAGACCTTGGAGAACAGGAACAGGTTATCCTTCAACCTTCCCAGTTGTTTCATCAAGTGGAACGGGAACAATCTATTCTCCAAGACCAGCAAATACAAAATGGGCTGATGTTATACCACCTAATAACTGGACTGGTCTTAAAAATGATATTTCAAGTTTAAATGTTTATCCACTTCATAGTGATGTTTCTGTATTTGGAACAAATAACTATGTAGCACCGAGAGCAAACGCCGTTAGAGTTAGTGGTAATAATAACAGAGTTTATAATAGCACAAATGTACAAATAAATGGTAATAACAACACGGTTGCTGGTGGTTTAACTAATGTTAATATTATTGGTGATAACGCACTTGTAAATGAGAGTAATGTATCTTACATAAATGGTATAAAATCTATACAACCTGCTAATAGTGTTGATCCACTTATTTATAGAGGTGGTGTAAATACTACTTTACACAAACAACCTGTTGTTTCTGGTGGTAAAAACTCTGTTGATGCTTGTATTAAGATACAAGGTGGTCAAGATACTTCAAACTGGGATAGATTTAAACCCGGTATTAGTTTAGAGTAAAAACATGTAACATCATGATATAATAATACCAATAAATACACATTTGTAAAAAACAATACTTAAATAAAATATATTTAGGTTATATAAAAAATATTATTAATAATATGAGTTGTGAAAGCGATAAAGATATAAGAATAATAACCAAATATTCTACATTCCCAGGAGAGGTTCCAACAATACCATTATCAAATGACCACACAGATGGTACTTGGTTACCAACCGACTTATATGTTGGTGAAACATTTTTTAATGTCGCTGATGGTAAATCTTGGTTTAGAGGAGAAAGTGGTATTTATCAAATAGGAGCCACAGGTGGTACATTATCATTTACTGGTGATTTTATACCAACTTCAGGTGGAACTGCTACTGGTCCTATTTATGCACCAACATTTTCATCTATTGGTATAACTACTTCAAATATTTATACACAATATATTTACTCTGATACTTTTGAAGGTGGTGCTTTCTTTGGTGATGGTTCTGGTTTAACAGGAATAAATGCTAACTGGTTAGGTGGTACAATATCAAACCCGGTTCAGTTTAATAGTAACTTTATTCAAAATGGTATTACTGAGTTAAATGGTAATATTAGCTCTAATGATGGAACAATAAATATATTATCAAATATAAACGCAAATGGTTGGGGAATATCAGCATCTTATTTTTATGGTGATGGTTCAAACTTAACTAACCTACCTATTGGTACTTATTCAAACTATTATACAATCTCAGCTACTTTAAGTGGTAATGAGATAGTATTTGATAGAAATGATATTTCAAACGCTTACAGAGTAGATTTAACACCTATTTTAGGTAGTATGTCTATATCAAGTATATTCTGGGATGATACAAATAACAACTTAAACATATTATTAAGTGATGGCACTATTATACAAGAAGAAATAACAACTTTTCAAAGTATAAACTCATTAACTTCTGTTTCAGCAGCTGAGTTTTATGGTGGAAACTTTTATGGAACATTTACAGGTACATTTTCAAATGATATTTATACAATCTCAGCAACTTTAAGTGGAGATACTTTAGTATTTGATAGAACCGATGGTGCTTCTTATTCAGTTGATTTATCAAGTATTGCTGCTGGTGCTACACCTTCTTTATCTGATGTGCTTAGTGTATCAAATACAACAGGACCTAACAACATAGTTATTAATGGTTCATATTCTATTACCTCAACTAATAATGATAATACAATAGGTTTTGCTTATGGTTTTATTGATGATGGTATTTATATGTCCAGTAATGATAATAACATATTAAGATCTGATCTTGCTGTAAAGAAACTAAATGGTGTTACTTTTACACATGTTAGAAATGACGGTTCTATGGCTGGTATGGAAAGTAGTGTTTCAAATGGAAATATACTTTCTGTATATGATGAAACTTTTACAGATCAATATACACAAATACAACAACTTGGAGATAGTATAGTTGTAACTGGAGAAAGCACAGGTTCTTCTGCTTCAACTTTTAATGGTATAGAATACTCTGCTGATTACTCTAATAACTACACAAACAGATCTCTTGTTGATAAAGAGTATGTTGATAGTGCTATTTCATCACAAGATTTGGAACAAACCTTATTATTAGGTAATACTACAAATGGTAATGATATTGTATTATCAGGAGATCCATTAGGTAGTGGTGATAGTGATAACATAGAACTATCTGGAAATACCATAGATAGTAGATTTACATTTGAATATGATGGACCTACTTTTAGATGGTATCCTAAAATGATATCAGAAGAAGCTGGTGACCAAACTTCAATAAGATTAACACCAACATCAACAGAGATATTTTCTTCCCGAAATGTTTTAGGAACTGATAAATATGGTTCTGTGGATGTTACCAGACATACCATAAGATTAAAAGTTGAAGATAACATAAGTTCGGAATCCGTTACTCATATCATTACTGATAACTCACATATAGTTACAGGAACTGGTGAGTTATTCCCTGGTATTCAATATGGTGATGATTATTCAGATGATTTTACAAACAGGTCTCTTGTTGATAAAGAGTATGTTGATGGACTTATACTTTCTGGACCGACTGGTTCAACTGGTGCTACAGGACCACAAGGAGCAACTGGACCACAAGGTCCGATTGGAGCAACAGGTGCGACTGGTACAGCTTCTCAAACATTAGCACAAACATTAGCACTTGGTAATACAACTGGTTCTAATGATATTCAGGTTGTAGACGGGCAAAAGATATTCTCTGATGAAACTTATTTATCTTCAAACTTAACTCATAAAGTAGATTTTGGTGGTTCATTAGCAGGAGCAATGAGGTTACACTCAATAAACAACACAGCCGGAGAAGAAGCTTATATTGATATTATAGGAGCATTAGGAAATGTAGCAGTCCAAGCTGATGGTAATGTTACGGTAAATGCTGAAGATATTTCCATGTATGCTAATAATCATTTCTATGTTGATGGTGGTTCAGGTTTTGCTGGTATTCAATATGTATATGATTACTCACCAAACTTTACTGGACTTTCATTAGTAACAAAAGATTGGGTGCAATCAGAAATAACACTTGGTATTACAGATACTTATGGGACAAGGACTGATAAAGTATATGCTAATGCTGACCCTGGTATGAAAACTGGTATAATATCTGATGATGGTCCAGTATCAGCAACTGGTTCGGTTCTTGTTGATCCAGATGGAGTATATATTTCATCACTTGATAATGACTATAACTCAACAATAGAGGTTACTAATGAGATTATAAGTATGAAGGCTGGTTCTACAAACTTGGCAACTGACTACACAGAATGGCAAATGGCACTTGGGACTTTCTATAAAAACTTTGTTAGCACAGCTATTACACCAGGTGTTGATGATAAACTACAAACATTAGAAAGGTCACAATCTTGGACATTTGACGCAAGCTCACCAGGTAGTATGACTTTATTTTATGATAACTATGTGCAATATGCTATAATGGATTATGAAATAGATTTCTTTATCAGATCTCAAAGTGCTTCTGGAAAGTTTATGACTTATAAGATTAGAAAAAATGGTTATTATGATGGTGGAAATAACTTCTACCCTATACTTCCAACTGATACACAACAAGGAACTGACCCTGTATGGTATAACGGAAACTGGGGTATCAATATACAAGGTAGTATTATTGGTGATAGATATGACTTCTTTTGGGATAGCACATTTACTGATGGTTATATCTACACAATAACAGCACATATAAAAACAAAACAAAAAAAATATTAAGATATGGGACTAAATAGAATAGGAGAAGATATATTTATAACTGGTACGGTTTCATCAGCTGGTTTTTATGGACCATTTTTCGGTGATGGATCTGGAATAACAAACTTACCAGGAGGAATAGGTGCAACTGGAGCAACAGGTCCAGCGGGAGCAACAGGTCCAGCGGGAGCAACAGGTTCAACAGGACCGATTGGACCAACAGGACCAGCAGGAAGTGGTGGTGGAGTTGGAGATGCTATAATGACTACTAAAACGGTGCCTTATTTACTTAATGGTAATGCAACTAAAATCTATAAACTTACTCATCAAAGCGCGAGTGGTACCACTACAACAAATACTATAAGTGGTGAGAGAATATACGCTCAAACATTTTATGCTAACCCTGGAGAGGTAATAGATGAGGTTTGTTTTAGAATAATGAGTGCTGGTGCGGCTGGACTTGGTTTAGCTCAAGTAAGAATACTTATTTATAGATCTAAACTTGATGCTAATGGTTTTTACACAGGTGGAGATTTAGAGCTTGATACAAATGTAGATATAAACACACTTACAACTGGTTTAAAAGTTGTTTCTGGGTTAAATCATACTTTATCTTCAAACACATATAAAAATGTTTGGTATATGGCTATAAGAAACTATCAAACAGGTTCTCTTTCTTTAAAGTTTTTAGGATCGGTTCCAATACAATATGCAGATATATCATTAGCAACCTCCATTTTAAATAGAGATATGGGTTGGACTTGGATATGCGCTTACACGGCATCAACACCAGCTTCTATGCCAGCAGTTTCTTCTGGTGGTAACTCAGTAAATGCAGTTAATGAGTTTCAACAAATAATAGCATTAGGTTATTCATTTCATTAAAAAATAAAATATAATATTATGCCAAAAATAGTAATAGACAGAATAGAAACTTACCTTCCAGATGGAACGGTTGAGGTTAGAGAGTTTGAGGTATCAGTACCAACTGATGAAGAGTTATTAGCTGAAAAAGAAGCTGAGCTATTAAAAGTTTATGCTGAAATCCAATCCATTAAACAAAATATGTAATATGAGTATTAAGTTAAGAGATTTAAGTACCAATAAGTTTATTATGGACTATGATGAAACTAACAAAAGTATAGTTGTTAGTGAGTTTCAACCATTTACTTTTAGTATGACTGAAGGTGAGTGGTTATATGAGTTGGTTGAAAGTAGATATTTTGCTAATAGTGGTACAAGCTCAACTCCTGGTAGTATTTATGCTTCATTTCATAGTGAAGCAAACCAACACGCTGATGCTACAAATACAAGATATGATATATTAACAAATACAGGTGTTATGTATTGTGAGGTAACAGATATGTCTAATGGTATTTACATTACAACATATGGAACTAAAACAACATATCAATATAAAGGTGTGTATAACTATCAGTTTTCAGCACAGATTGATATGTCTTCTGGTTCAGGACAACATATTTTTATATGGTTAAGAAAGAATGGTGTTGATATACCTTGGACAGCATCACAAGTTGCTATTCAAGGAACAAGTGCTGAAACAATACCTTCTTGGAACTTTCTTTTAGATATAAATGCTGGTGACTATATTGAGTTAATGTGGTCGGCTTCAAGTGATAAGATATTATTAAAAGCAGTTAATCCAGTATCTCCTGTACCAGCAATACCTTCTGTTATTATTACAACTTGGAAAATATAAAAACAAATAGTTGAAAAACTATATTTTGATAAAATATTACTCTAATAAATGGATGAAATAAAGATTAAAGCCGTCATAGACGCAGCTGATAGTGCTAAAACGGTTGCTGAGTTAAAGAAAGCACTTAGAGATCTAAAATCAGCTGCTTTACAAGTAGAAGAAGGATCAGATGCTTTTAATAGAATAACACAAACTGCTGGTGAGTTACAAGATAAGATTGGTGATTTAAATGCAACAACAAGAGCTTTAGGAGATGATTTATTCAAACTTAGAGGTTTTGTTGAAATAGGTGCTGGTATTGCTGGTGCTTTTAGTGCGGTACAAGGTGCTGCTGCTCTTTTCGGTTCAGAAAATGAAGCTGTTGAAAAATCTTTACTTAAAGTCCAATCAGCTATGGCTATTTTAAATGGTTTAATGGCAATCGGAGAGATATTACAAAAAGAAAGCACGGCTTCTTTATTAGCTCAAAATATTGTTAGAAGTGTAACGGTTGGTTTAGTTGGTAAAGAAACGGTTTCTAAAGCTCAGTTAGCAGTTGCTAATGGAACAGCAACTATTACACAAAGAGCTCTTAATGCGGCTATGACTGCTAACCCAATCGGTATATTGATTGGTGCTGTTACAGCTTTGATTGGTGTTTATGCTATATTCTCAAGCTCAACTGATGACTTAAAAAGGAAAAATGATGCTTTAAATAGCTCATTAGAGTTTAGTAAAGAGTTATTAGAAAATCAAGCTGACTTAGCTGAGAATGAAATAAAGAATAGAAAAAAGTTAGCTGAGAGTAAAGGTGCTTCAAATAAGGAACTTAATAAACTTGATATTGAGTTATTGAATGAGCAAGAGAAAAATGATAAAAAGAGACAAAAACAACTTGAAAAGACATTAGTTGAGCAAAGAAAAATGAGAACCAACTATATTATGGATGGTAAGGATGAAGAAGCTGATGCCTTAAATGAAAAGATTAAAAAAAATCAAGAAGAGTTAGATGCTGTTGATAAAAACCTTAGAGCAACCGTAGGTTATGAAAATAAATATGCTCTTGAAAGACAAGTTATTAAAAATAAAGAAGTAACTGAGGCTAAAAAGGCGGCTGAGCAAAAAGCTAAAGAAAATAAGAAAGGTTTAGATAAACAAAAGAATGATTATAAAGATTTTGTATTTGATATTGATGCCTTAAATGATATACTTTATGATAATGAGTTAAATATTCAAAAAACTATTTTAGATAGTTGGGAGCAAACTTATGATATTAAACTACAAAAAGCATTATTATCTCAAAAAGAAGAAACTGATGCTATTGAAAAAATATCATCTGATTTTTTAACTAAACAAAAAGAAGAGTTTTTAAAGAGTAAAGATTGGTTAACATTAAAAATAGATGTTAAAGGAAATATTAATGATCCAAGATTTACAGAGCAATGGACAAAATATTTAAAAAAGAATATTGAGATTGATAATAAAATAAAAGAGTTAAATACTCAAACAGAAGAAGCTAAGTTAGTTATTCAAACTAAATATTCAAACCTTAGGACAAAACTATTAGAAGAAGAGTTAAAAAGACAAAAAGAAGCTCTTACTGAAAGTGCAAGAATAGTGCTTTCAACAGAAGAATATAATAGATTTTTTGATTTCATAAAGACAAGGACTGATATTTTAATAAAAAACACCGGTGATAATGGTAAAAAAGCATTAGAGGAAGTTTCAAAAGGTGTTTCCGAAACTATCAAAAAAAGTCAGGAAGATATTAAAATGATCCAAGAAACTAATATTAAAAATATAAAAGAAAATATTAGAAAGGATTTAGAGGCTATAACAGAGCTTCAAAAGCAGATTGATGATGCTAATGCTATGCAAGATAGAGATACGGTTATAGATCTTCAAGCACAAGTAGATATACTTAAACAAAGAATATCTCTTAAAGAGGATCAGATAAAAGCTGATGAAAAGAATATAGAATATACTAAAGCAAGAATAGAGCAAGGTGAAAAACTTAAATCACAGGTCAAATCTTATTCAAAAGATCTTGAAAATGGTATACAAGTAACTGATGATTTTAATAAAGAGTTAGAAAAGTTTGTTAATCTTACACAGGTTTTAGGTGGTGGTGGTATATCATTTATAGAAGCTGATATAAATGGATTTAGTAAAGCTATTAGTAGAAATATAGAAAGTATGATAAACTTTAATGGTAGAGTTGATGAGTATACTGGAACCGTCCAACAAATGCTTAACCTATCAAGAGAAGTTAATGATAAAGAAGTTGGTAATGCGAGACAAACTAACTTATTATCAGCTGCTATTTACAAAGATAAGTTTGAAACTATTAAAGACACCGAAAGTGAGATAAATGCATCTCTTGTTGATATTATAGATAAAAGAGTTAAACTTATTGAAAAAGGAGCTAAAGATGAAAATAGAGTATTAACTGAAAAAGAAAAGGAACAAATAGAGATTACTAAAAGTTTAGTTGGTAAATCATTTGCTGTTGAGGTTAAAGATCCTGTTAAGCAGTTTGGTTTAGATAAACTTTCAGCTATTTTACCGGAACAAACTACTAAACTTGTATCAAGTTTACAAGATAGGTTAAAATCTCTAACCGATTTAGAAAATAGATATTATGAGCAATCACAATATGAGTTATTTACCTCACTTGAAAAAGGAGAGATTACACAAGAAGAGTATAATAAGAAAAGAGAGGAAATGCAACTAAATCATGAGGAAAACTTACTTGTTATACAAGTTACTTATGGTGAAAAAGGACAAAATGCTCTTGCTGATAATGCTGTTAAAAGAAAAGCTTATATTGATCAACAACATAAAGAAGAAGTTGAGAAAAAGTTTGAGGTTGTTAAAAAGATTGTTGATTTAGAGAAAATGGCTGCTGACTTAGTTTTACAGGTATTAACTCAAAGATATCAAAATGAAGATAGATTATCTCAAAAGAAATATGAAGACACATTAAAGCGTATTGATGATGAGCAGAGAGCTTATGAAGATAGTATATCAAATAGGACAGCTGCTGAGGAGAGTGCATTGGCTATTCAAGAAGAGTTTGATTTAAAAAGACAAGAAGCTGAAGATAAAAGAAACTCAGAAGCTGATGCTATTGCTAAAAAGAGATTTGAAGCTGAAAGAGCTAATAAGGCAGCACAACTTCTTATAGAATATGGTGTAGCAATCGCTAAAACATTCGCAACTCTTGGTTGGCCCGCAGGTATTCCAGGAGCAGCTTTCTTAGCAGCTCAGTTAGCTTTACAAGAAAGTTTGGTTCTTTCTCAAGAATATGTACCAGCTTATGCTACAGGTGGTTTAGTAACAGGACCAGGTGGACCAAAAGAAGATAAAATAACTGCTAAACTATCTAATGGTGAAAGTGTAATCAACGCTAAATCAACTAAAATGTTTGCACCTATTTTAAGTGCTATAAATGTAGCTGGTGGTGGCGTTCCGATACCAAATATGGATGGTTCTATGAAAAATACATTCGCTGATGGTGGAATAGTAGATTTATCTAATAGAAAGAATACACCTATGATTATGGGTACCTCACAACCGGTTGTAGTTGGTCTTGATGGTCAAACTATGAGAGAGCTTCAACAGATTATGAATGAAGCAAACAAAAATGTTTCTGTTTCTGAGAATGCGATAACAAACTCACAAGAGAAGGTTGCGAAGGTAGAAAGAAGAACCAAGTTTTAAAAATCTACAAAAATAGACAAAAAAATATATATTTAGTATGGAAAAAAAAATACCGACTTATAAAGTAGTAATAAACCCTGATTTAGAGGATGAAACAGGAGTTTATGCCGTATCATTAGTAGATACACCAGCTATTGAGGTTGATTGGATAAAACTTGGAAAGATTGAAGAGTTTTATTTTGAGGTAAATAAAGACAAACAAATGTTGTTTGGACCTCTTTTAATACCAAACAAACTTATTTACAGAAGAGATGAAAAAGGTAATGAATATAATATTGTATTTGATGAAGATACAATACAATCTATTGCTGATAAGTTTAATGAAAATAAGCTTGGTGATGTATTCAACTTTCAACACTCTGATAGAAAAGTTGAAGCTGTCCTTTTACAAAACTGGATCACAGGTGAAGTAGATAAAAGCCAAGAATATGGTTTTGATTTACCTAAAGGATCTTGGTTTGGTGGAGTTAAAGTTAAGGATGAAAGTTTCTGGTTAAATGAAGTTAAAACTGAAAAAGTTAAAGGTTTTTCTGTTGAGATTATGGCTGGAACTGAGTTAGTAGAAATGACCACTAATAAAGTGGATAAAAATAAAAATATAAATCTTATGGAAGTAAAAACAAAAGACGGTTTAACTTTAACTTGGGATGGTGATGCTGAAATCGGTAAAGATATATTTATTGTTTTAGAAGATGGAACTAAAGAACCATTATCTGACGGTGAGTATGAGTTAGAAGATGGAACTAAAATCATTGCACAAGGTGGTAAAGTTGCTGAGCTTATCACTGCTGATAATGAAGATAATGAAGAAATGGCAGTTGAAGGAACTGAAACAGCACCATCTATTGATGTGTTGGAACAAGTTAAACCTTTATTTGATGAGTTAAGAGGCATTATTGCTGAGTTATCAACAAGATTAGACAAACTTGAAAATGTAGAAACTACTGAGGAAGAAGCTACAAATGAAAATGAGCAAATGTCTAAAATCGCTGAGTTAGAAGAGAAGATTGAGAAGTTATCGGCTATCGCTGGTGCTCCTTCTATTACTAAAAAAGATGATAGGACTATTGAAAGAGAAGCTAAAGAAAGCAAGATTGTTAGTAAAATCTGGTCTTTAAAATCTACAAAAAAATAATCTTTTATATATTAAGAGATAAAAAAAATAAAATAGAAAAATGAATAACAAACAAAACTTTAAGTTAGCCTTCACGGATAATACTACTTTCTATGGAAAAGACCTTGAGGGTTTTTACGCGGTGGCTCTATTAACAGGAAACTCTAAATCAGAGTTTAAACTTATTCCGAATGTTAAATCAAAAGTTAAGTTGGGTCAGTTAGATTTAGGAAACATTTTGCAAGATGCAGATTGTAGCTTTTCTTCAACTGGTGAGGGTACATTATCTCAAAAATCTTTTGAGGTTGCGCCTATCAAAATCAACTTGGAATATTGCCAAAGAACTTTTGAAACAAACTACTTATCGGAACTATTAAGACCTGGGTCCAACTCAGATCAAATAATGCCAGATAGCGTTGAAAACTTTTTATTAGCAAGAGCTGCTGAAAAAATCTCTGCTGATACTGAGCAGTTAGTATGGAAAGGTAATACAGCTACTGCTTCTTACCCATTATCATTAGTTGATGGTTTAGAAAAACAACTTTTAGCTGATGGTGCTGTTATTGATGTTGCTGCTACAGCTTCTATCACTTCTGCAAATGTAATCGCTGAGTTGACTAAAGTTTATAATGCTATTCCAAATGCTATTATTGACGCTGAAGATTTAAGAATATTTATTTCTCCTTCTGTTCATAGAGCATACAGACAAGCATTAGCTTCTGCATCTTCTGAGGCATACTACATGCAAAACTACGGTGAGTTACACTTCTTAAATGTTAAGTTATCAGTAGCTCCTGGTATTTCTACATTTAGAATGGTTGCAGCAAGAAAATCTAACTTGTTATTATTAACAGATTTAATGTCTGATTTTGAAGATGTTTCGGTTTTACCACAAAAATCTGTAACTGGTGTTCCAGTTGTAAGAATGATTGGTGAGTTTAAGTTTGGTGTTGGATATATTTTCGGATCTGAAGTAGTATTCTACAACTAATAACAAAACAATACAATAACGGGGTCTTAAATGACCCCTTTATATAAAAATAAATATTAAACAAATGGCAATATGTAATGCTTTAACAGGTGGTTTAAGTAAGAGTTGTGATACTAACGCGGGTGGTGTTAATAAGATTTTTGTTACTGATTTCGCTAATGCATCTGAAACTATCGGTGCAGCTTCTTCTCCACAAGTTGGAAACTGGATTGATGTGGTTACTATGACTGGTTCAACTAAGTTTTGGGAAATACAAACTAACAAAAATGTTTGTAACTTTACTGAAACGGTTTCTATTGATATGACTAACGGAACTACTTTCTTTAACCAAGTTGTAACTTTGGAACTTACAAGAAGAGAAACAACTAAAAGGACTTTTATTGATCAGCTTATCGCAGGTCAAAAACCTTTAAAACTTATTGTTTTAGATAGCAACGGAAACTACTGGTATTTCGGTATTTCTGAGGGTGCTTATGTAACTGCGATTGAAGGTGGTTCAGGAACAGCAAAAGCTGATAAAAATGGTTACACGGTGACTTTCACTGCTATGGAACCTTTACAAGCTTATCAAGTTGATCCAACTGCTATTTCAGCTGTAGTAGCTTAATAATAAGTGGAATGATTTAGAAAAACCCACCACCATTATGGTGTGTGGGTTTTTTCATAAAAAATAAAAAAATAATATGGCAATATGTAATGCACTCTCAGCAGGTTTAGTTAGATCCTGTGATACAAATACTGGTGGTGTTAATAGATTGTGGATAGCTGACTGGAATACATTATCACCTACTATAAGTGGTGGTAAAATCACCTCAATATCACCTAACTTAGACAAAGGTATATATTTGATTACTTCAAATGCAACTATAAATACAACTATTGTGGCTGGATCCTATGTGATTACTACTATACAAGTTTCTGGTGATTTAACTAATAGGATAAAAGTTGGAAAAAGAATAAAGTTTTCATATACTTCACAAACTGGTGGAGGAAACTGGAATGGAAATCTTACATCAGTTTCATACAACTCTGGAACAAACATAACTACTATTACACCAGATTTTGGTGGTTTTACACCAGTAGTAGGAACGGTCGCTGTTGGTCCAGCACCTAACAATACTTCAAATCAAAGTATTTGGACTTATTTACTTTATGAAGTTGAAACTAATAAAAATGTATGTAACTATACAGAAACGGTTGCTATTGATATGGCTAATGGCACAACTTTCTTTAATCAAGTTGTTACTATGGCTTTATCAAGAAGAGAAACAACTAAAAGATCTTTTATTGAAAAACTTATTTCAGCTCAAAAAGAGTTGATTGTTATTATTTTAGATAGTAATGGTATATATTGGTTGTTTGGATTATCAGAAGGAGCTTATGTTTCAGGTATTGAAGGTGGTTCTGGAACTGCTAAATCTGACGCAAATGGTTATACCGTAACTTTTACAGCTATGGAACCTTTACAAGCTTATGAAACTCAAGCATCAGCTATTCTACCTTATCTTACTTCAATATAAGTAGTAAATAAATATATAAAGACCCAAGATTATTTCTTGGGTTTTTTATTAGAATAAACAAATAGATATAAAAATATATTTTGATTATGATAACACTTAATAATGGTACTTATTCTACGGTTAGTTTTACCCTAACAGAGGATTTGATAATAAATGGGTTAGATGGTGGTAGTGATATAATAAATACACACCACTATGTTTTTAAGGTTGTTGATAAACTTACAGAAGATGAATATTTATATTTAGCATCAACACAATCTTACCCAAGTGGTGATGAAAATAGTGGAAGCTCGGCTTGGATTAGGTCTAACAAGTTTACTTTCGCTGTTAATGTTAGTGGAGTTACAGCCTCAAACGGTGGTTTAGAGGTTATTAATGATACTCCTTCGCAATGGAACTATGAGGTTTGGGCTGTCCCTAACACAAATACTGATATATCAACTACTGATGGTACAATATTAGAAAGTGGTAGATTACTTATAAAATAAAAAATGTAAAATGAAGATTTTTGGATTTGATTTTAATAAACAAAAACCTATAACACCTATTCAAGTTGAAAAGAATAATAGTGTTGATGATGGACTTTATAGTTTTTCATTAGGTGCTCAAACTGATTTACCAGTTATTACAGAGAATAGAAACCATGAATGGGTTGATTATGGTATAGATAATCTTTACCCTGAATATCTAAAAGATATGTATAATACCTCACCTACACACCAAGCAATAGTTAAAACTAAGGCTCAAATGGTTATTGGAGAAGGTTGGGAAATAAATGAAACATATTTAGATGAAGCAGATAAGGTTAAAATATATCAAATCTTATTACAAATAGAAAAAGACGGGTATGAGTTATCATTAGATTATCAAATATTCGGAGCTATGGCTTTAGAAGTTATTTGGAGTTTAGATCATACAAGAATAGTTGAAGTTAATAGAATAGACCCTTCTAAACTAAGAAGTGGAAAGTTTGAAGATGGTAAAGTTGAAGAATGGTATTACAAAAGAGATTGGAGTGATAGAAGAGAAGATGAAGTTTGTATTTACTCTTTCAATAGAGGAGATTTAGAAAATCATAGACAACTACTTTATATACCAGGTCAAAAAGTTTCTAATGAGTATTATGGTGAGCCTTCTTATCTTGGTGCTATGGATTGGATTACATTAGAAAGTCAAGTTGGTTTATACTATAAATCTCTTATAGAAAATGGTTTTAACCCTTCTGTATTAGTTAAGTTTTATAGAAAACCAGCAAGTCAAGAAGAAAGAGATGATGTTGTAAATGGTCTTAAAAGAAGTTTTGGTGGTGTTAAAAGAGCTGGTAAAGCAATGGTTATATTTTCAGATGGTAAAGAGTTAGCACCTGATGTTACACCAGTTGATGTGCAAAATGTTGATAAGCAGTTTGTAGTTATATCTGATCAAATAACACAAAAGATTTTAACAGGAGAAAGAGCAACAACACCAGAGTTATTTGGATTATCTATACCAGGACAACTTGGTAGTGGTGATTTTGAAACAAAAGTTAAATGTTTTAACAAGTATGTTATTCAACCAGATCAAAAAGTATTTGAAAATATGGTTAATGGACTACTATTAGCTAATGGATATAAAGTTGACTTTAGGTTAAAACCTATGGTTATATAAAAAAAAGATAAATGTTATGAATATTATTTGGATTACACAATCATATTTAAAATCTTTAACACCAATAAATAATAATGTTGATGTTACTGAGGTATCATCACATATAGAAACTGCACAACTTATCTATACAAGAGAGTTGTTGGGTAAGTTATTGTATGATGATTTAGATACTAAGATTAAAAGCAATACATTATCAACAATAGAAACTGAGTTAGTTGATATTATCAAACAAAGTATAGCTTATAGAAGTGCTGAAATAGCACTACCATTTCTATCATTTAAAATAAGAAATAAAGGAGCTGTTAAGTTAAGAGATGAGTTTGCTGATCCAGTTTCATTAGATGAAATGAAGTATCTAAAAAATGAGTTATCAAATAGAGCAGAGTATTTTGAAAAGAGAGTGCAGGATTTCTTATGCGAATATTCAACTGATTTCCCATTATGGTTGAAATCAAAAGATGCTAATGGTAATAAACAACAAATATACCCTAATATGAATAATACTTATGATAGTGATATTTATTTAGAAGACAAAGAGTATTGGGATAGAAAGAGAAATAGATACTATTACGGACCAAATGGTTCAAACCCAACTGGTGGTTATTAAAAAGACCCTCCTAATATTAGGAGGGTTTTTCTTTATACTATACCAATCATTTCAAGCCTAATATCTCTAAGCTCTTTTGTTGGTTTCTTTACCATTATTGTTGCTGAGTAAATACTATCACAATCTTTAAACTCTTTTCTATTAAGAAGTAGATTTATTACTATATCATCTATACCTATAAAGTTATTATCATTATCAGGTGGGTAATAATCTAATCCTAAAGAGTAGAATAGGTCATTAAGATTTAAAAAACATTCATATTTATAATCATAGTAGGTATAATCTAAGTTATTCTCATATCCTTCAAAATAGTCAAATACAACCTCAACATTAGTTATTATGAAATGTATTTGACTATCTGTTTGTATGTAATCTGTTAGTTTAAGGGAGTAGGGACTTTTGCGATTGCCTTTCCAGTTTGTTATATCTTTAATATCTACATATTCATTTTGTAGTTGGTTTT